TTACCAAAAGGTTATTATATTTGCATAGTCATAAGACAGAGTGCACAATGTATGATGACGAAGAAGAGCTAAAGGCTCGGATTGAAGCTGCGGAAAAAGACCTTAGCTTCTTTTCCCTCTACTGGGATGATATTCGGGAAACCGACTGGATTTCGGACGAGGAGCTTGAAGGAAGTGTCAATGATGCGTTAGACGATTTGATTGATGCCAAAAACAAGCTGAAAGAAAGCGGTAGTCCCCCATAGTGGGGCTACCTTTTTCAAGAAACTAAAAACAACACTATCATGGACGTGAAATTAGAACTTAAGAGATGGAAGGCCGATTTTGCTTTGGTAAATACGAAAGAGCAAAAGGCAGAATATGACAAGCGATTTAAAGCCTTTCTCGCTTCGTTGTCTTCGGTAGAAAAGAAAGAGTTCGCACAGGCGTATAGAGAAGGCGCAAAAGAGGCCATAGATGAAGCTAAAAAAATCTCAAAGATTATTGATCGTAAACAAAAACTTGACAATATACTTGGATTTGCTTCTATGTCATATATTGCAGAGCATTATTTTGGCAAGTCTCGCCAATGGTTGTACCAGCGTATAAACGGCAATATGGTAAACGGCAAGCCGGCTGATTTTACCCCGGATGAATTGAAGGTGTTTTCTGTTGCTTTATCCGAACTTGGAGATCAACTTAAACGCGCCTCCGTTGCAATATTATAGATAAAGTGAAGCGGCCTCTCTTCCTCTGGCACTACCACCACTCCGGCAAGTCCTACACCTGCGAATACAGGATGTAGGGGAGAAGGTGATTTGATAGGAAAATAGTATATTTGCATATCAAAATAAAATCTTCATGGAAGAGAACAAACAAGACATATTAAGGATTCATATAGAGAACTCACAGCCTGTTGAAGTCGCAGACTTTACAAAGACGATGAATGCCTTTGGAGCTTTGTTTGCGTCTTTTGCCCAGAAAAACGGGAAATCCAAAGAAGAGGCGAATGCCAAATTATACGTAAGTAAAATCATTGAAGGTAGTATTGATATTCACCTTGTTGAATTGGCTACTATGGGTATTATCCCTTTTGTGGAAAATTCGAACTTGATTCTTGATTTTGCGAAACACATAAGAAGCATATACGATTATTATGTGAAGGGAGCTTCCTTTAAGCCGGAGTTAACGCCTGCTGATCTAAGGAATGTGCATGACATGGTTTCGGTCCCAGCTAATGATAGAAATGGTGTTATGTCTGTTCAGGTCATACGTGGAAATGTTGACTCCATATTATATAGCGGGTGTACATTTAACTATATTGAGGGGAATGGCATACAAAACAAATCAGATTATGAACAAAAAGAAATAAGGTCTGTTTCCGACAATGGGGATGTATACAAGAAGCAATTAATGGCCATTTACCAAGTAAGGAAAGGAGAGGGTGTAGGGAATAAGGCTATAATCGATGCTATATCAAGCAAGGCTTTAGCTCTTTTATTCGATTCTAAGGTCTTAGAGGATGAGATTTTGAGGTCTGATATTAATCCTATAAAAAGTGCATACTATGTTGATGTCATGATCCTAACGGCACAAGGAAGGCCAGCCGCGTATAAGGTCATGGCTTTGCATGATATCATCAGCTTAGATGAATAAATTAGGTGTTTTTATTTCCATATTTTACTAATATGGAAGCTCAAACAATCTAACATGCCATAAAACATATGAGTAAAGTGTTAAATTTTTTGCCTATTTGGAATGAAAGAGCGAATTTTGCACTGTGAAAATGAATAAGGAGCCTCGTTAGGTAATCAGCCCTGGCAGAGGCTTTGTTATATAGAGATATTTGACAGCTTGTAGAACTTTTCGGTTTTATAGGCTGTTTTTGTTGTATAAGGAGTCTAGCTATAAAGAATATGATTGAAACAGTAGTTACATATTTTCTTGAAAATTTTCCTTGGATAGCAGCTATTTGTGTTACTGGCTATTTTTCATGGAAGGCTGCTGTATATTATGCAAAAGTGGAGGATACCCGCAAAAAAGTAGATAGTCTTCCCTGCGAAAGACGAAAAGAAGAAATTGAACAACATTCAAGAACTCACAATGAAACAAGTAGATCCATAGAGCGGATAGAAACAACTCTTGGATTTATCCAAAAAACGATGGATCAATTAGCCCAAAAGGGGAATAAATTGATTATCGATCCTTACACAAAATCTCATAGCCCTTTATCTATAACAGATGCAGGTCGAGAGATGATGGAGAGGTTAGGCGTAGGTGAAATGTTTGAAAAGAACTGGCTTCGTATAGACGAATTTATAGAAGACAAGTTGGAATATAAGAATCCTTATGATATACAAGAATTTCTAATCCAACAGGCTGTGGTTTATCCGGAAAAGTTTTTGCAGCCAGAAGAAATAGATAAAATTAAATTAGATGCCTATAATACGGGTGTTAATATCGTCCCTTACATGAAGGTTATAGCAATTCTTGCGAGAGATCGATATTTTTCAGAGCATAATATCCTTGTCGAAGATGTCGATAAACATGATCCTTTGAATAAAAATAAAAAGCCGGAATAACCTCCGGCTTTATTTTTATCCTCTTTCCTCCAACACCTTCTTAAGCCTCTGCAACCTCAGTATATCACTTGCAAAGGTCGGATTATCCCAATTCCTCTTAACCGATCTGACATGCACATCAATGTACTTGCTCAGATCAAATATATTCTCACACTCGCTTAACCGGATCTCGTTAAACGTCACTTGGTAGTTTTCAAACCAGGCTATTAGCTGTTTTAATTCTTCGCTCATGGTGTTTTTCGGGCAAAGGTAACTACGAAAAGATATTTTATCAACAGTGTATTGTTGATATGAGGATTAATTTGTAATTTTGTGCAAACGGCTTAATTTAAAATGGATTATTATGTCTTTACAACAGAAGCCGTGCGTGTTTAGTAAAATCGTTGAAATACGATCTATCAGGGATCAAAAAGCAAGATTATCAGAAAGAGAAAGAGAATTAACTAAGCCCATCTTGACAGACTTGGATATGATTCCTACGTTATATGGATGGTTTAAGGATATTGTTTCCCAACAAGAAATTTTTCGCGCTAATGTTCCCCAAAGAAAGAAATTCATTTTCATAATTTTAATTTTGTATTCTCCCAGTGCTCTTGCCGACGGAAAAATGAAAAGGGGATTAAGGAATAAACTTGCTGAAGTATTTGGTCTCAATGGGAAATCCACTATTTCCGATAATTTAAATGGGTTGTATCTATCTTATCAGCTATATAAATACTTTAGGCAAGATATACATCGTATATACATTGAAATAATGAATCGATTGGATAATATTCATTAGTTACAAATATTCACGACAATGGTTTGGTTGTCGTGAATATTTGTAATGATCTCTTCTATAGTTGATATATGCTATTTAATTTTGGCTCAATCAATTATAAAAAGCATGGCGTTGACACAAAAACAAGAAATGTTCTGCAACTACTACCTCGAATGCGGAAACGCTTCTGAGGCTTATCGACGGGCATATAGATGTAATGGTAAGTCGGACAATGCAATTTGGGTAGAGTCTTCGAAGCTCTTGAACAGCCCTAAGGTTGCCCTAAGGATAAGAGAGCTCCAGTCTCAAATGAGAAACCGGTCTGATATAACCAAAGACGAAGCGGTAGGGATTCTTGCCGATATTGCTCGTGCCAATATTGTCGACGCGTTGGAGGTAAAGTCTAATGAGATGTTTACAACAATCCTGATCAAAGATATCTCTAAATTACCGTCAAGCATACAACGTTCCATTCTTTCGATTAAATCAACAGATAAAGGATATGAGTTAAAGCTCTATAATAAGATTGATGCAATAGATAAGCTATCTAAGCTGTTGGGTTGGGATGCTCCTATAAAGCAAGAGGTAAAACAAGAAGAAGGAAGTGGTTTTGTAATACAGGTCATTGATAAGAGGGAGGACGCGGATCATGGCGATAATTAAAACGACTAAAATATTTACAGAAGTTGATAATGCCATCCACTCCGGCTATAAGGTTGTCTCTGCTCAGGGTAGTTCGCGTAGTAGCAAGACGTACAACATCCTTATCTATCTATTATCTCATATCCTCACAAACAAAAAGTCTCTATCCATTGTCCGAAAGACATTGCCTGCGTTAAAAGGTTCTGTGTTTCGCGATTTTAAAGAGATTATGCAGGATAAGTATAAGATATGGGATAATAGATGTATGAATAAGTCTGAAATGATTTATACACTTCCGAACGGTTCATTTGTTGAGTTTTTCTCGACAGATGATGAGCAGAAGATCAGAGGTCGTAAACGAAATATCTTATACTGCAATGAGGCAAACGAAATTTCATTCCTGGAATGGCAACAGCTCGTTATGCGTACTACCGATTTTTCCATTGTTGATTACAATCCATCCTTTTCGGACGAACATTGGTTGTGTGAGTTGAACAAGGACCCACGTACATATCACTTTATTTCGACCTACAAGGATAATCCATTTCTTGAACAAACTATTATTGACGAGATAGAGTCGCTTCAATACAAGAACAAAGTGTTGTGGACTGTATACGGATTAGGATTGCAGGCAATGGCAGAAGGTCTTGTCTTCCCCGAATACGAAATAGTGAATGAATTTCCAGAACAAGCCAAGTTTGTTGCAGCCGGACTTGATTTTGGATACAGTTCGGACCCTACCGCTATAGTTAAATGTGGGGTACTTGATAATAGGCTGTATTTGGATGAGCAGTGTTACCGGACGCATATGCTCACAAGCGAAATCATCAAAGAATTGAAGAAGCTAGGATTGTTTGTTTACGCAGATAGTGCCGACCCTAGGTTAATACAGGAGATTGCTAATGCGGGGATTATTATCTTTCCCGCCGATAAATATAAAGGATCCGTCATGGGAGGCTTGTTTAAAATGATGGAGTATAAAATATGCGTTACTCGTAGGTCTGTCAATTTGATCCGAGAGCTTAAAAATTACGTTTATGAGCAAAATAAAGATGGTAAATTTATAAACGAGCCTATTGATGCTTACAACCATCTTATAGACGCTTCTCGGTATTATACGATAGGGAAATTGCTCGGTAAGGTATTAACTACGCACCAGTATTCTAAGGAAGATTTAGGAATTTATTAACAATTAAGATATGGCATCGATATTGAATTACATAGTGGATTTGTTTAGGGGCGGATCTTTAAATGGGACAAGCACCAACAAAGACTTAATGACTTTGATCGCAGAAAAAGATATAAGTCGGGCGATGGAGTTGTTTCAAAATCGAGATTTGGAAGTTATGGAGGCGATAAAAGAATACGATCCTGCTCTCCATGATGTAATGAATCGCAAAAATAAACTCAGAAAGAACAAACAGCCATATATCACGGAAAAACTCCCTCGTAGATGGCAGGCTTACATAAATGAGGTTGCATTGTTTTATCTGTTGGGGCAACCGATAAAATGGAGCAAAAATGATCCCGACGTGCAAGATGTTGCTTTTGACGCATATACTCAGTTTTTGAAGGATACCCGTTTCAACACAACCATGCGTCAAGCTAAACGTTTAGCAGGCGCCGAGACGGAATGTGCTAAATTGTACCATATCTACCGCAACGAGGAAACCGGAAAAGCGGAGGTGAAAGTTGTTTTGCTGGCAAAATCTTTAGGGTATACCCTGCGTCCTCTTTTCGACCAATATGGGACTATGCTAGCTTTCGGTTATGGATATTATCTAAAAGAAGGAGTAAACACGGTAGAACATTTCGATATTCAGACTCCAAAGGTTATTTATAGATGCAAGAAAAATGATCGCGGATGGGAAGTTTTGCCTATAATTAATCCTACTGGAAAAATAAATATCATCTATTATCAACAGGAAAAAGAATGGGAGGGCGCACAGTCTCGTATAAATAGGGACGAGTATGTCGATTCAAAATCTGCCGATACTGTCAACTATTTTGCAGATCCAAAAGCTAAAGTTTCGGCAGATGTGTTGGCTTCTCTGAGTGATCCAGATAATGTGGGGGAAGTTATTAGGATGCACGGACCAGATAGTATGTTCGATTATGTAGCACCACCGGATTCCGTTGAACTCAAGAAATTTGAAAAAGACATACTGAAAGAATCTATCCTTAATGACACCTTTACTTTTAACTTTTCACCGGAGAACACGAAAGGCTTGGGCACGTTAACGGGAGAGGCTTTAAAGCGTGCAATGGCTCCATCTTATATGAAAAGGGACAATCGCAAGGAAATATATGAGATTGCGGTAGACCGGGAAAAGAACCTGATATTGGCCATCATGAAGAATGTAACTCATATAGAATTACGGTCTAAGCTGGATGCTTTAGATATTGATTTTGAGTTTTCCGAGCCATTTCAAGAAGATATAGATAAGAAGTGGGCAGCGATAGGCAAATTGTATAACGACGGTATTATATCCCTTGAAACAGCCGTGAAAATGCTTAGTATAACGGATAAACCAGAGGATGAGATACGAAAGATATTGGAGGAAAAACGACAAAGAACTATTAATAATGAAGGTGATAAAGAAAATAATGATGCCGGTTTGTCTGACTCCAATAAAAAGTAAGGACTTCTTTGGCACTATAGAAGTCAAAATCTCGCTTAAATGGTGGTACAAGATATATTTATTCACAAAATTGATAATTAAAATATTATGGCAACGGAAGTGACATTTAGCAAGCAGGGAGATAAGTATATATCGGATTCCATATCGCTTGATTCAAGCGATATCGTTCTACATGTAGAACTGAAAGATAAGGGCGATATTGTTTTGGAAAGAAGCATTACTGGTGATAATTGGGTGGTCGCGGCTTATCCCTCCCGAAACGTCATGCTTTGGGAGAATGGGGTAATAGGCAAAGCTGGACAGACGGTAAGACTCGTGACAACAACGGAACCATCTAAAATCTATGTACTGCAATGATAACTCTCAAGAATATCAATTTATCCAGCATTGATCTTTCGGGCATAGACTTGAGAGGGATAAAGCTGGGACTTGGAGGACGTGGTGGCGGTTCCGGCGACGGCTTCCCGCAACTTCCGGGTGATGTTACGCGCTGGCATTTCGGAGGCCTGACGAACGAGATGATGGCGGCTATGGACGATCCGAGGATTGAGGATGCGGACCATAAAGGTCGGTTCTTATCCTTCAAGAATTTCGCTTGGAAGGAGGGTTCAGGTATTAGTGATGTTTATCCCGGTGCACTCGTCTTTGACGGAGTAGACGATTACGGTACCTGTGATAACTTCCCTATTCTGACTAAGGAAAAGGGATATACGGTTGTGGCGTTGAGACAGTATCTTGTAGATAAATCAACAGCTTATTTGACTGCTAACGGTGATAGTATATCAAATACTTCTTTCATATTAGAAGGTAATAATTACAGGGATACTTGGAGTTTTGGTAAGGCAACTACAATACAAGCTTCTCGAATATTAGCAACACAAACTTCTAAACAATATGATGGTGTAAAACTAAATATTGGAACAAATACAGAAGGTAGTAATTTATTACAAGTTGGTAAATGGAGCAAAAGTTATAGTAATGTCGCTATTTGGGAACTTGTATTTCTCGATCATGATGCCACTGAAGAAGAACTGACCAAGATCAAAGACTACTTTGTTAAAACCTATCCTTGGCTCTTCCCCGACCAGGCATGGACTGTCACCGGCAAAACCAACGAGGACGAAGATCGTGCTACTATTGCCAACATTACGGGCAATGGTAATGATCTTGTACTGTCGAATTTTGGGTTTGCAGAAGGGAGCGGGTACAATGAAGAAGGTGAATATGCTGGCTATCTGGTTACTGATGGGGTGGATGATAAGATAACTTCGTCTACATTTGAAATGGGTAATGATTGGACTGTAATAGGAGATTGGGAGCTTATAAATACAGGGAAAAATGACAATGCTGGTATTGTAAAATTTGATAGTATAGTCATTTATAATTATAATCCAATACTTATTAACATAAAAAATGGTAGAAATAATTTGATTCCCGATCAAAATACCGTTAATGCAATTTGTTCTGATGGCAGGATTTATTCAAAAGACTGGAAAGAATCTATTTATAATGAAGAAACGGAATCTACCAGTAAAAATCTCTTAACTATAGGATATTCAGGTAACAGTTATACTAAAATTGCTTTCAAAAACTTAGCGATTTATCCTACAGTCCTTTCCAAGGAAGATTGTATAAAAGCATATAATTATTTACAAACATTAAAAGCAAAATGACATGAAATACGCAATTGTAAACATCGTATGGGCAAAGTCCCACGGAATAGAAGTCCTACCGGAAATGAGGACGAGTGTAGACCAAAGCAAGGTAATCTTGCATGAGGAATACCTTGCACCCTTCGATGATGAAGATTTTCCTCGCTATAGTTTTAGCGATCCGTCTTTTGTCGAACTACTGAATAGTGAAGAATGGACTTATCCAGAAGGAGAACAACCCGTAATCAATAGGCAGTTCAGCAGATTATTGGCTTTGGACGAACTGGATAAAGAAGCTACAGAAGAGATAAATACATATGACCTTTCCCCGTCGGAAGCCTTACAGGTCAAAGATCGATACCCCGAATGGGAAACCGGAATAAACGTCAAAACCGGTGAACGATACCGAGTTGAAGATGTCCTTTGGGAATGTGTTAAAGACCATCTCACACAAGATAACTGGAAGCCTAGCACAGCTACCCTAAGCCTGTGGAAAATAGTAGACGCGGAAGAACATTCCGGCACGATAGAAGATCCTATTCCATATAAGCAAAATATGGCACTTGAATTTAACAAGTACTACACGCAGGACGGAGTATTGTACCTCTGTATACAGGCTATGACACCGGGACCGTACGATTTAAAGGATGTGCCGGCGCATGCGCAGCCGATCAAGCAGTGACAAGCAACAGTCGGTTGGAATATAATAATCCCTGCAAGAAGACACAATCCTATTCTTCTTACAGGGATTATTATTTATATGGTATTGTTTTTTGTTATAAAGTGGCACAATTTTACGACAATGAGTCTATTGTCGTATTTCATTAAGTTAAATATTTCTCTCCCAATCAGCTACTTAATACTTTTATGCTGAATTAAAAACGATCAAACATGAAAGATAAAATTTTCAACTCCTTAAAACAGAATTATTCAAATCTTGGGTTAAGTGATGAAATCTTGAAGGGACAGGCCGAAGCTCTTGCTAATACAGGCTTTGTAACTGATGAAAATCTACAGGCCGTTGTTGATGGTCAAAAAACATTCTTGTCTTCTCTTCAGAGTGGTATTGATAAGCGGGTAACTGATGCTGTCAATAAAGCAAAAGGGGAAAAGAAAGAAGAATCTGCTGGTGGGGGCGAGCAGAAAAAAAACGAACCCGATTTGCAGAAGATGATTGAAGACGCACTTACTGCAAAACTGCTTCCCATTCAAGAAGAGCTTAATGCTTATAAAGCAAAGGAACAGCAGGCTGTAAGGGCTAATATGATCGCTTCTAAGGCGAAAGAACTAGGTATACCGGAATGGAGAGTCAAAGAGGGATTTGCCATCACCCCGGAAATGGATGAGGCTGCAATTAACTCTTACTTGGCAGTCGTAAAGCAAAACATTGTTACCGCAGGGCTTGAGAGTAGTAACGCATCTGGCGTTCTGTCTACTTCAGAGGAAAAATCTAAAGAAATGGCTGAAGAATGGGCAAAAGGTCTTCCAGATGCAAATTAACCATTAAAAAATAGAAACAAATGGGAGTTAAATTCGAAGGTAAATCTTATGCTGGCAACATGCCGGTATTTTGGCGTGGAGAAGCCAAAATCCTCCCTGGAGGATATAAACTGTTGCAGACTTTTCCAAAAGGGACAGTAATTCCCAAAGGGACGCCATTACATATTGTTATCGGAACCCTTACTGCGGCTGTATCCAAATATGCAAAAGTCGTATCTGGCGGAACAACCACAAAACCGAGAGTCCCTAAAGGAACTTTATTTCAGATTAATGATATTGTAATGAAGGAGGGGGAAACAACCGGTGTTACGGTATCTTCCATTGATACGTCAAATGCAGATTATGATGTATTGACATTGTCGTCTGCTATTTCGGGGCTTGCGGCAGACGATGTTCTTATTGAAGCGACGGCTACAAGTAGTTCTGCGGCCAAGTATGAACCAAACGCTGTTGTTGGTGAAGACACCGAACCTTTGGCAGGTAGTGATCAAGACACTGTTTCGGCTGCGTATGACGCAGTTGTCCTTTTGGGATATACAGTGCAATTACCCGCTTCATGGATGCAGGGTATCTGTATGAAAAACAACCCTAATATTATTTACGTAAAACAGTAATACTATGGCAGAAAGATTAAAGTATAGTTCTCTTTTTGGAGAGCTCACAAGGCAAACTCAATTGCGTTTTGATGCAGTATCAAGACAGCATAAAATGCTGTTTGATAACGTATTCTATGAGAGATTTTTCAATTGGGACTATCCTTCCATTGGATTAAACTTTGAAGAAATTAAGGGCAAGTATAATGTCACTATCGCGGCTGCAACAATTGACGACAAGTCGAAAGAACCGGTATTGGGCACTCATGGGCTTGAAACTATTGCTCAAAAGGTGCTCCACCATGCAATTACGCTGCCTTTGACTATCGACGACTACAGAAAGATTTTGCAAATTTTGGATAGCAAATCTATTCCGGAAGAAGCCGCAAAAAGACAGCTTATTGACCTGATGTGGGGCAATGTTAGAACTCCGGTACAAGGCGTACAGGCAAAACTGGATATCATCGCTATGGGGGCGTTATCTAATGAAGGTATTGCCACATTGGATGAAACGAATAACCCTGAGGGTGGTGTTAAAACGACTATCGATTATAACATGCCTGCCGAAAATAAAGGTAAGGTTACTCTGAAATGGAATGATGATAACATTGCTAATGTAGACGTATTCGCAGATATTCAGGCTATCGTAGATGCTTTCTCTGATAAGGTTGTATTTGATCGCATCTTGCTTGCTCCTTCTAAAATTTCTTATATTCTTAGAAACAAGAAGATTAAGCAGGTAATTTTCGGAACAGATAAGCAGAATAGCCCATTGCTGCTGAATGATCTCAACGAATTTATGAGATCTAATGAATTGCCGGTCTTGGAACCGGTTAGACGTCAGTGTTTGATTCAGAACAATGGTACATTCACCCCTTACAATCCGTGGAATGCAAAGAACCTTGTCTTTATTCCTTCCGGCAGTTTGGGGACAATCAAAAATGCCTATGTCAATAACGAATTAAGGCCTGAACCCGGCGTTACTTATTCCAACTATGGTCGCATTCGTGTAGCTCAATGGGGAGTAGGTGAAACTCAGAACTCGAATGGTGTTGAGTTTGTAAAGGCTGAAACATTTGCTTTGCCTGTGATCACGGAGATCAATGGTATTGCGTCGTTGAACACAGAACCTGATTGATAATGAAAGTCGCTGATTACATAACACAAAAGATCGGTTCCTTCGGCATTGAATTGTCGGAGGCCGATCTTGTGGATATAACTTTGAATAGTTCTATATCACTTGAAAGTGAGATTGCTCAAGATAATATAAATGAAGTAAATAAGGCTATTGCCGAATTTATTCCATCATTGCTGGCTCGTCCTACATCTGTTAATGAGAGTGGGTTTTCTGTTTCTTGGGATAAGGACGGTATCAAAGTGTATTATTCATTGTTATGTAAGCAATTAGGCATAGAGGATGTTTTATCAAGTAGAATCTCTGACGCTTCAATGTATTGGTAATGTATTATGCACCTCACATATTAGAAAAAAAAGTCGTAAAAGAATACGAATACGATGAAGACGGCAATCCTATTCCGGGTACAGACGGAGATAGTTGGGAGCGAGTTTGTAAGTGTAAATGTTACGATCAGAGTGCTGACCGTGCCTATACAGTTAATGGTGTTACTTACCCTTACAAATATCGTGTTGTGACAGAAAAGGTAAAAATTAATGCCGGAGATGTCGTTCGTGTTTTGAATGCTGACGGTTCTCTTCGTGGTGAGGGGATAGTAATCAATCCTATGACAACGGATTATCTAAACTATGGGCAAATATGGCTGGAATAATTACTGCTAAATATGATTTTTCAGATGTTGATAACTTCTTTGAAGAAGTTTTTAGCGAAGTATTCGCTCATCTTGTAGAGATGGGGGAAAGGGCTTATGAAACGGCTGTTAGAGAAGGAAAATATAACAATATTACGGGAAATCTACGCAGTTCGCTAGGCTATGTGGTGGCTCAGGATGGAAAGATAATCAAAGAGGGAGGATTTAAGCAGGTTCAGGGACGTGGAGAAAACTACGAAAAGGTATATTTCACCACCAAAGCGCAGAAAACAGTCCAGTTTTGGGCGCGAGGTAAGTCCGGCGATGGTAGTGATGGAAGCCGACAAGGTCTTGAATATGCGAGAAGCCTTGCCTGTAAATCGAAAGGTTTCACACTTATTGTCGTTGCCGGTATGGATTATGCAAGTTTTGTCAATAGCAAGGGATTACGTGTGATTGATGATGCAGAGATAACAGTAAGGACAATGCTGCAATGATAGTTACAACAGACATACAGACTATACTTTATAAAGATGCCCAAAAACTGGGAATCAAGAAGGTGTATAAAGACGGAGCGGTTCCCGAAGGAGACGTGAAGTCCGAGCGAGTTGTTATTATCGTTAATTCGGTAGAGCCGGGCACCTATTGGAAAGCAGGATTTGTTCATGTGAATATCTGTATCCCTTATCTTGATCGTAAAGGAACAGCTCCTCTTACAAGACTTAATGCTTTAGAGAGGTTGGCTGTCAAGGAATTACATGCCACTTCTACTTACGACGGTACATCTTATACATACGAGGTCGATACGACAAGGATAGAAGAAAACAGGGATTTAAAATGTTTCTATGTAAATGTGAGAATATTATTTCAAGTATTAAATGTAAAAGAATAAGAATATGGCAGGAAGAACAGTATCCGTGATTGGAGTAAAGCAAATTCTTTATGGAGAGCCATTAGAAGCAGCTCCAACTTATGCAACACTTGAATCATTGTTTACTTCTTTCAAAGAAGTTCCCAATGTACATCAAGGTACATATGAGTTTACCGAAGAAGACGGTACAACAACAGAGTATAAGGACGAATTGACCGGACAGACATACCGATCATCTTTTGAAGCAGGATCAGTAAGTCTAAACTGGACGATTGGCGCCTATGACTTTGACACTAAGGCAGAATTGATGGGTGGTAAACCATTAGATGATAGCAAAGGCTGGGAAAGAGGAAACTCAGGGGAACAGCGTTATAAATGCGTTGTTGCTGTATCTAATGATAATGTAGCGATTATTTTCCCTAAAGCAAATGTTATCGGGCGCGGAGCGTCTACCGATGGAGCCGTTGGTTTAGCTATTTCAGCCATTCCTTTGAAGGTTTCGACTACCATTGCATCAGAATATCAGTTTGATGTTGAAGGCAAAACTTTAAAGAGAATTTAAAGTACCATTAATGAATCACAACAGAAAGGGGCAGGCGGATACATTCTGCCCGTCCCTTTCTTGCTTAATATGAATATCCAATGAACAAAGCAGCAAATTTAGTCGCTAACGCTATTTTAGGCGATGACCTCAAAGTCGTCATTTTGGGAAGTAAAGCATATACCATTCAGTCTCCTACAATAGCTGTTATATGTAAATCAATAAAATATCTGTCTTGTATAGATCGTACCACAACAGGTAAAGAAGAACTGAATAAAGCAAAAGAAGATTTGGAGAATCTGCTAAAGGGATTGTCTGTTTTCATTTTTGACGATCCGAATAAATATACAGAGATTCAAGATGCGACAATGAAGGAATTGAAAGAAGCACTTGAAACGGTTATAAATCTAATCTCCGCAGAGGATTTTTTCGTCTGTGCCGCCTTAGCCGAGAGCGTGGCAAGAATGGCGGCGATACCAAAGTGATAGGCAATGAGACGATGATGGGGCAAATTGCCACATTCATGGAAACTTTAAAGCTAACTTATAATGAGATAGTGTATCGTATTCCATATAGAAATCTATTATTAATGCAAAAGGATATTCTACACCAAGTCACAGGTGATCTGATTATCGAGCGAGACGGACGTTATTTATTGAACCGGACAAAGAAAGAGGGGTAATTTATGGCAAAACTTAGTTTTGATGTTTCTGCCAAATGGCAAGAAGTGCAAAAACTCAGAGAAGAGGTAGAAGCTCTGAAAACGGCTCTTAAAGACTTTAATGTTGCTGGTGACATGAAGGGTTTCGAAGAGTTAAATAAGAAATATCAGGAATCGACACAAAAACTGAAAGAATATGAGCAGCAGGTTCAAAATTATCAACGTATTATAGATCAGCTTAATGTATCTAATGGAGTAATGGAAGGCGCACGACAGATGGCATCGGAGCTTAATAATGCTACGGATGTATTTGTTGAACAACAGTTGAAAGTCAAAGCCTTAAATGAAGATGTCAAGAAACTAAATAAGTCTTATTTGGCATTGTCTGATATAGACAAGAGGGGGCAAAAGGGATCAAATATCTTGACTGAATTAAAGGAAATAACTCACCAATATACAATAGAAAATGAGGCTCTAAAAAAACTCAGAAAAGAATATTCCGACAATATAAAAATAGAAGGGGTGGCAGCGGATTCTCTTGTTTCCCTGAGAAAACAGTTGTCATTACTTAATGCAGAATATGATCGTCTGTCCGCTTCGGATAGAAAGGCTGCGATCGGAACCGATTTGCAAAAGCAGATACAGTCGTTGAATACCGAGATTAGTGCGGCAGAACAGGCTACCGGCCGATATCAAAGAAATGTAGGAAACTACGCTTCTGCCTGGAATGGTTTGGGAATGTCGGTACAACAAGTAGCGAGAGAATTGCCATCTTTAGCTATAGGATGGAATACTTTCTTTTTGGCCATATCAAACAACCTCCCTATGCTTGCAAACGAGTTAAAGAAAGCGTCGGCAGAATACAAGGCTTTTAAAGCGGCTGTTGCGGCCGGAAACAATGATGTAGCTAAAGTGACTCCTGTATGGAAACAGTTAATTTCGTCTATTTTCAGTTGGCAAACAGCACTTGTTGTTGCAATAACAATGCTGTCTGTCTATGGAAAGGATATTATCGAATGGACGAAGAATTTGTTTGGAGCTGATACAGCGCAAAAGAGGTTGAATGAGTCATTGAAAGAATTTAATAATTTAGTAGAAAAAGGACAAGCCAATGCTAAATTATTGTTCGATGCGGTTAAACGTACTGAAGAAGGGACACAAGGACGGGCGAATGCCATACGTGAGATAAACAAAGCGTATGGGGAATACTTGCCTTATCTACTATCAGAAAAGTCGTCTTTAGATGAATTGAACAATGCTTATAAAGTTGTAACAAAATCAATACAAGAGGCTACAGCAGCAAAGGTCCAGCAAAAGGCGATTGATGAAGCGACAGAAGATAGTATTAAGAATCAAGTATCAATTATGGATGATTTGGAGAAATCCGTGTCAAAAACATACGGAATAGCAAATCAACAACTTTCTTCTGAAATAGTAAAAGGTTTTAGGGATTCAATAGAGGAATCATACAATCAAGGAGAAAATTCTATAAAAGCAGCTTCTGAAGCAATCGCAAAAATAAGAGATAAGTACCAAATTAAAGATCCTCTTGCTTTAGCGAACTTAGGTAACGAGTTGAAGAAGTTTTCGCTTGAAGTGTATAAATACAATAATGATGTCAGAAGAATCAGAGAACAATATAACCCATTCTTTGACAAAGAACAGGCAGACCAAGCCATAATAGAGAATAAGAAACATTATGAGACGATGAAGTCTCAAGCGGAATCTTATCTAAATTCAATAGCTGCGGACCAAAAGAAATTACTTGACGCAGGGAAATTTGAAGGGATAGATGAGGAAACCGTGAGAAGATATAAAGAGGCAAGAGCTAATATACAAGAAGCAACCAAGCAATTGCAAGTTTACGATTCTTATGATAAACAAAATAAAGCCGCAGAAAAAGAAGCCGAAAAGCAAGCAAAAGAGCAAAAGAAGATTCAGAAGCGAATAAACAACGAACTGCTCGAACTTCAACGTCGTAACGAGCAATCCCGGATTGATCTGATGGAGGAAGGTTCCGATAAGCGCATTGCCCAAATAGAATATGATTACGATCGTGAAATAGAGGCTATCCGTAAAAAGGAGAAAGAATGGAGGGAGGCGCAAGGAGGAAAACTGACGCAAGAGCAGACTGTTGAAATAAAAACGGCCGTTACGCAGGCAAAAACTACCCGTATGCGTTCTACTCAAGAAGTGGAATATGAGCAGGTTGAAGCCCAGCGTAAGGCTATGAATGATTATTTGAAAGAATATGGTTCTTACCAGGAGAAGAAAATGGCTCTTGCAGTCGAATATGGTCAAAAGATCGCTGATGCTGAAACGGAAGGTGAAAAATTGATGCTTGGTAAGCAATGGGATAAAGAATTGCTTGATCTTGAAATTAAGACCAAAAATTCTTCAAATGCTATCATTGCTCTTTTTGGCGATATGCGCGATAAATCTTTGAAGGAGCTGCAAGAACTTGCTTCAAAAGGTCAGGAAGCACTTGATTTTATCAACAATGGTAAATGGAACGCAACTGTTGGCTCTAAACTCGGTATAACAGAAGATGAATTTAGACGCTGGCAAGAAGTACCGGAAGCTATACGGCAGGCCAGTGAATCGCTAAGGGGAGTAAAAGATCAAGCAGAGACTTTACAGCCTGCATTTGATAAAGTAACACAAGGCTTAAAACGTTTTTTCGCCGCAGGGAATGATCCTAAGAAATTAACGGAATCATTGCAGCTTATAAATGAAGGTGTAAATGAGGTTACTTCTTCGGTCCAATTTTTGTCTAATACATTTGGCAAGCTGGGCGACTCGTTTGGTGGGGTATTTAGTGGTATAGCTGAAGGTTTGAATATCGCAATGGATGCTGTTAATTCGACAATGCAAGGAGCGCAAGCCGGAGCAATGTTTGGTCCCATTGGAGCCGCAGCTGGAGCAGCTATTGGCGTCGTTTCTTCCTTGGCTTCCGCTATCGCTAAAATTCATGATAAAAAGAATGAAAAGCGCATCCAGAAATTACAGGATCAGATTGATGTACTTGATGCGTCATATGAAAAGCTGGGAAGGTCTATAGAAAAGGCTTATTCTACAAGTGCTGCACAGCTTATAAGTCAACAGGATGAGCTTTTAAAGCAGCAAAAAATACTTATTCAGCAACAGATTAAGGAAGAACAGAACAAGAAAAAAACTGACGATGACCGAATAAAGGAATGGCAGAAACAATTAGAAGATATCGATAACCGGCTTGAGGAAAATAAAGAGAAGGCTGTAGAGGCTATTACGGGTACCGATGTAATGTCTGCCATTGATGAATTTGCACAAGCTTATGCTGAAGCATGGGCTTCGGGAGAAGATGCTGCAAAGTCTTCAATGAAAATTGTTCAGAATCTAATAAAAACAGCCATCATAAACTTTTTAAAGGACAAGCTTTCTCCTTCTGTAGAAGAGTTTATGAATAAGCTGGCGGATTATATGTCTGACGGTATCGTGTCGCCATGGGAAGAAGCCGAATTGAATAAGTTGAAGGAAAAGATGGACAAGGAGGCACAAGAAATATTTGAAAATTCTGGCAAATGGCTAAAGGATGAAAGCAAATATGAGCAACAGGCAACAAGCGGAGGATTTGAAGTAATGTCTCAAGATTCAGCGAATGAATTGAATGGGCGATTTACGGCTTTGCAAATGATTGGGGAAGAAATTCTTTTGTATTTGCAGAGTTCTAATCAGATTGCAAATCTGCTGTATATAAGTGCAAGTATTGATTCGATAAATATAAGAATTGCGTCATTGTATGATATTGCAGATGAAACTCGCGTGATGATGGCTAATATATATATAGAATTGCAGCAAATTAGTGATAATACCGGAGATACGGTAAAGCAATTAAAAGAAGTAGTTTCCAAGTTGACAAAGATAGAAAACAATACAAATAATTTATAGTATGAAAGTTCATGATATAATGCAGAAAGCAATCTCTTTAGGTGCTTGTTGTGAGTCAGGAAAAGCTACAGACTGGAAAAGTTTGTGTTGGCTTTTCTTTTCCCCACAAGGCCGGGAGTTTTGCGAACATAACAACTATCCACCCCTAGAATCATTTAGGGGGATGGCCAAGAATGTGAAACCGTTTGGGGTTTATGTGGATTGTGGATATATTGAACTCTGCAATAAACCGAATGTTGCAGTAGTAGGAAATACCATTGCGAGCTTGTCTTATGATGATAATACAAAGGTTCATAAGGTAATGCTTATGCACGGGGGAAAGGCTAAAATAGAAGCAACTAACTATTCCGTGATATTAGTTGTAAATATCGGAGGATGTGAAGTCGATATTATAAATGACGGAACTGCAAAAATATTATAGATTATGTTGGGAGACTTATTTATAAACAGTAATGATGCTTGGGGAACATATAGGGTTGCTATGGGGGAAAGCTTTATTCAGAACCTTCTTACTCCTGCCGGCAATAAGGATTTTATAGAAAGCGAAAGCCGCCTTGAAAACGGGAAGATGGTAATATATAACAATCCTAAAATTTCAAGTCGTGATGTGACATTGACGTTTAATATTCACGGCGATACTCCCGAAGAATATTTGTCCAATTATGCAAAGTTTGTTTCGGAACTTCAAAGAGGGAAAGTTATAGTTCGGGTTCCGGCTATTGGTATATCCTTTACCCTTGTGTATAAAAAATCTACAAGTTTTGCCCTTGATCGGTCACGTATGAACAGCCGGTTGTCCGTTAAGTTTGAAGAGCCTAATCCTGATGATAGAGATTAATTCACGACAATAAAATGATTGTCGTATTTAGGAAGTTCAGAAAATTGGACTTCCTTTTTTTATCCCTGAACTTTGAACATATGATTGATATAAGGGACATATCAGACAGAATCAAGTTGTCAGTATCAATAGGATCGAGTTCATTGCATCGATTTGAGCTGATGAAAGAGGATTATATTAGTATTGTATTCTCTTTAGAAACTCCGGTACGATTGGAGATAGGAGACAATGTTGATTATGAAGGCTCGCTTTATTATATAACAGATAAAGTATACCCAACATTTAATACTTCTAACGGTGGATATGATTATACACTCAGGCTGGAATCACATTATTATCGATGGAAGAATCATATACTTTTTTATGATCGACAAGGAAATAAAGAAGCATCTTGGAGCCTTACCCGTTCCCCGGAAGCGCATTTGAGCATTGTCGTTTCCAATCTCCGTGCAATAGGATTTACTTTTAAAGGCAAGGAATATCAAGCTATAGTGGATAGCACTGTTGATCCTGTAGCTAAATTTGTGCAGTATAACAACACAAACATCATAGATGCTCTGACAAAAATAGCGGAGGCATGGGAATGTGAATGGTGGGTTGATGGGGATAAAATATATCTTGGACATTTGGAACATGGGGAACCTGTAAACTTGGAAATAGGGAAGGAAATATCTTCAATGTCAAGGAGCCAGAGTCAGGATATTTTTGCAACAAGACTATATGCTTTTGGATCGTCTCGAAATCTCCCTTCTGACTATCGGAAGGGAGAAACGGGGGCAGTCGTCGAGGGTGTCGTCCAAAAAAGACTGATGCTTCCTGCTGGGACTCCGTATGTGGATGTTATCGAAGGCTTGGAGGAAGAGCAGGTTGTTGAAGCGGTCATTATCTTTGAGGACATCTATCCTCGTGTGACCGGAACGATAACTGAAGTAATTCCTAAGGAAATCACGGATGAGGATGATTCTGGCGATCCTATCACATTCACTGTATATCGGTTCAAGGATGCGAATTTGACATTTAAAAAAGAATATATTCTTCCCGGACAGGACTTGCACGTCATATTTCAGACCGGTCCCCTTTCGGGAATGGATTTTGCTTTGGAATTCAACCCGGAAAGATTGCCGGAAGATAACCCGGAAGCGCAAGTGTTTGAAATAGTACGCAATGATACTTATGGACAGACTTTGCCAGAAAGCCCACTTATTCCAGGTATAGGGAATAAATATATCTTGTACAATTTTGATACCCGTTATGTAAATGACGCTCTAATTCCACAGGCTGAACAGGAACTTTTGGAAAGAACGATTGCATATAAGGACAAGGTCGTTTCTGATCCTTCGACATATACATGCAGTCTTAATTCTTACCGGGCTTCCGGTTATGATGAAAACAATGGGTTGTTAAATCCAGAAAAAGAAATCAATCTGTTGCCGGGGCAGAAAGTAAACCTTATAAATAAGGCGTATTTTGAGAACGGTCGTATCTCTCGCGTAATCGGCTTTGAGAAGAAGTTGGATATCCCCTACGATTCCCCTGTATACACAATCGGGGAAAGTGCAGCCTATTCCCGATTAGGGGAACTGGAACAAAAGTTAGATAATATTCAGTTTAAAGGGAATACTTATGTGAATCAAGGTGGCGGCTTTGGTGTTTATATCGTGAAAAAGGATGATGCTACTGCTGCTTCAGATGAAAATGTTTTTTCCGCACTGCGTACACTATATGAGATAAATAAGGCTTATGTAGACATAAGTGATATGTATCTTCGCAAAGATATCGACGATACCGCCCACGGGAATATACTTTTTGACAAGAAGATCGGCTCTTCCATTTTCATAGACGGCTGGGAAGGTAAAGGCTGGGAGATCCAGAGTACGGGCGCCGCCATATTGGATTCGCTTCGTGTGAGGAGTGATATCTATGTGGGGGGCAATACCGGATCGCCAACTTTTGCATCCGGTTTTACCGGTTGGGGATGGCAGATAGACACACCGACGGCCACCGGGGAGATGGACAACCTCTTTATTCGAAAGACATTCACTGCTTACGAGATTGTTTATTCCCAGATTTACGGTTTAGGAGGTAGCCAGATTGTTTCTGATATCAACAAAATAGCCAGAGTAGAAGTGATGTCTGACCGTTATCGCTGCTATATGGACGATATGGATGGTCTTATGCTTATGAACCTGCGTAAGGGTGACGGTGTCAGAATACAGACACGGACGGGAACGACCAGTATCAAGTATCTTTTCGGACGTTGTATCGGTGTGGACAGTGACTATTTTGATATAGCTATTCCTCTGATAGAAGGGACAGGGCAACCGGAAGCCGGAGATTTTGCCCTTCGTTGGGGTAACAATGAAGATACGGACCGGCAGGGATTGATATATCTAACAACGGCCGATAGCGGTGCGCCATTTATCGATGTGTACGATGGTATTACTGATGCCAGCACCGAAGGCAAGTTGAAAGCCCGTATTGGACATCTGACAGGAATCAGGACACAGAGAGGCGATCAGTTGTCTGGTTATGGGGCTTATTTGAACGGGATATACGTTGAAAACTCGACATTCATTCTTCAAAACGGAGATACCATTGAGCAGACTTTTATTGCCATGAACGGCAAGTTTGAAAGCCTTATTGATAGTATCCGTAACGACATATCCGCCGAAGGAGGTAACATCCTTGTAAACTCTTCTTTCAGCCAGAATACAAACTATTGGACAGCCGCAAATAACGTTCATTTTATCAACGTAGGTGGAGAATATCTTTGGCTGGACGGTAGCTTCTATGTAGAAAAGGGTCAAGTTGCCGATATCTATAATGACAACGGTCAAAACGTTCTGCGAATAAGGAACACGTATATCCTTCAGCAGAATGCTATAATGAATATCCCGGATCACACGGAAGAAGAAGAAAAAACGTATTCTTTCTCTTTGTTCTATAAGGTGCTCCGTCCCGGTTCTTGCGGTTTCGGTATTCCAGGAACTGAGTTGTATCATGAAGAGCAGCTATCGGAAAGCGACAGCTATCAAAAACTGTCTAAGGTCGGGAAATGGAACGGGAAAGGTGATTTTGAACTGAGGTTCACTGGTGAGATACTTATTTATGGTGTAGGGCTGTTTTCTGATGAGATTGCGGATGCTATTGTCAAGTTGCAGACACAGATCGACCAGACAGACGAATACATCAAACTGTTGGCGACAAAAGATTATGTAGATAATGAGACGGGAGAAATCTATGTGCACTTTGACAGTCAGTTGCAGATTACCGCAGAACAGATGTCCGGTATATCTACAAAGGTGGATAATATCAACAATACGATAGAAAGTGCCGGGTGGATCACGCAGGCGGATGGTGTTACTTTGTTTGCAAAGAAGGAAATGGAAAGCGGAAAGGCTATTGTTAATGCAATCAATGTCGGAACTGGTGGTATCTTGATTCAGGCAAACAGAATCAATCTCGTTGGTGCTGTTTCGTTTACTATGCTGTCCGATTATACGGATGTCAACTCTCGTATAAATGGAAAAGTAGATGAATCCGACTTGGGCACATTGGCTTATGCTAGTTCAATCTCTAAAAATAATTTTGCGTCCTCATTGTTACAGGAATTTAATGGCAAAGCGAACAGTTCGTCTTTAAAGGCTCTAGCTTATTTAGATAAGGTTGAACAAGCACAATTAGGATCAACGATTATATCTGGTGGTCATATCATCACATCACTGATTGATACCGATAGTATATATGCAAATCAAGCCTATATTGGAAATTTTACTATAACAGCTGATAAATGGTTAAAGTGCGAAGCTGATCTTGATGGAAGCATAGGATACATTGTAATGAAGGGTACTAATACCGAAGTTTCTTTTGGCCAAGACTTAATTCCATCGTCAACTGGTGGCGCATTCACTCTTACTGCTTATATCAAAAATAGTAAAAGTAATTATTTACATTACGACGGTCTACTTAAATGGGACCCGACAGGGAATAAAAACATTGGTTTGCAAATTGTCGCGGATAATTGCGATTATCCAGTAGCTATATACAGTCAAGGCTTTAATTCATTCACAGGAGGATTGTCCGTTGTCACATTTATGCCTTCTGTTGGAAATAGTTGGAATAGTAGCGAACTTAGGTATAAAGACATCTTTGTTATTCAGGCTAATAGAGATAGTTATTTGACCTTACCAACACTAGCGCAATTGCAAGCTGTTTTTTCAAAAAACGATTACTATTCAAACGGTCTAGCTTTTTCCTATCAGGCGGTTATCAAGTTTACTTTTATTCTTACAAGATATAGTTCAAAAGTTTATTTTAGAGGTGTATCGGGTATTCCCATAATAGGTACAGCTGGTTCGATATATGGCAGTGGTAATTATGCTTATGGGCAATACGAAGCAACTCCTGGAACTATAGTGACTTTCTATTATTTCAACAACAATTATTATATAGACAGTAACGCATTTTAATAACATAAAATAAATCATTATGAAACAAGTAAATTTCAAAGAGTTAAATGTAGAATATGGTGTAGATAAGTTTCAGAAGGCTGATTTGACACATGAAATTGGAGATGCGATAATCAAGAGCGCAGAATCCGTTCCAATGTATGATCTGGCACATATCATCTACCATTCAACGGGGGCAATAGAAATATCAGATAATGACTATCAACAGATGATGAAAATAATCTGTACGTCGTTTAAAATCATTATAGCAAAGGCTGTTGAAGCCGGAACGACAGAAGTGGAAACTAAAGATAAGGAGGAATAAGTTATGGCTCTCGAACAAGTATCATCAGTGGTCAAGAGCACATACCTGAACAATGTGGCAGGTTACGAAGTACAGTACAATATCACACAGGATGAAGGGGAAAACGTAAAGTCGGTAACGGGTACAGTCAAGAAGGCAGATGTTCGTTTCGGCTACATAATCATCAATGCAGACGGGACCAAGAATATATCATTTGACAAGTCTATACCGGATGCAGATAGCGAGGCTATATATACATCGGCATTGGCGGATGCAAAATCAATTTTTGAACAGAGGAATAAAATAGATTAACACCTATGGCAGCAGGAGATATCATATTATCAGACGGGACAACGATCACGCCGGAAGACTTGCAGAAGATTGCGGCAGCGGTGGAGGATTTGATTGCGTCTACGGCGAAAGATCCGGGGCAGTACGAAGAGGTAAGTTCACTTACCGGTGTGTCCTCTCTTCCCGCCTTTCAGGTGTTGGGTAGCACATATAAGCTTGTACGTGTTGCTCTGTCTGTCTTGAAGGGTGTAGATGGACGTGAAGTATTCTTGCAGGTAAATCAGGATAAAACCTATATCCAATGGCGTTATACGGACGGTAATTGGCAGAATCTTGTCGCTTTGTCCGATCTGAAAGGTACTGCCGGTGATACTCCTGTTTTCCGTACCGGTAGCACAGGCATTGAATGGAAGTACACCAGTGAAGAAGATACAGCTTATCGTGTACTTGTCCCTTACGATGATTTGAAGTTGAAGTTTTCCGATCTAACGCCGGAACAGAAAGACGAGTTGAAATTGCATTTTTCTGATTTGACGGAAGAAGATAAGGCAGAATTGAAGGGTGAAAAGGGTGATATTGGTCCGCAAGGTCTTAGAGGAGAACAAGGGATTCAAGGAGAAACAGGCCCGCAGGGACCTATTGGCGAAACTGGTCCACAAGGCCCTGTTGGGCCTAAAGGCGAGCAGGGAGTAAAAGGCGATAAAGGAGATACGGGAAGTGGTTTTAAGGTACTTGGATATTTTAGCACGCAGGAAGAATTAGGGTCTACAATAGTTTCCCCACAAGCTGGTGATGCTTATGGAGTTGGTACAGGTGCTCCGTACGACATTTATATTTATGATGCAATCAATTCCGTGTGGAAAAACAATGGTCCGCTTCAAGGTGCTCAGGGTCCAAAAGGTGACAAAGGTGATACCGGTCCTCAAGGACCTCAAGGTGAAAGAGGCGATATAGGTCCTCAAGGTTTACAGGGTATTCAAGGCGATCCTGGTCCTCAAGGTCCTACGGGAGAACAGGGCCCGAAAGGCGATAAAGGAGATCGAGGTCCAGAAGGTCCGCAAGGCCCAGCAGGAGAAGATGCGGCTATTACGGTAGATGCTCCAAAGGACGGAAAAACCTACGGGCGTAACAATGGGGCGTGGTCGGAGATAGTGGCGAGCAATCAGTATCTTGAATTGACAACTTTATTTCCAAATGAAAGTGGTACATTATCAGATGAAGATTATCAAAAAATAGTTAATGCGTGGGAGAATAGAGTGTCTTTAGCATATATGGATGATTCGTATATTCCTATAATTATTACGAAAACAACGGAACCTAAAGAAAAGTATTTTATAACAATAAGTGCTATTATGTATGAAAATACTGGAGCAACTATACCCATATTGGCTATCGAAATTTCTGCAGATAAAACATATACACAGGTTACAAATCTTTTGCAATTAACCAATAGAGGTGATGGTACAAAATACCTCTCCAACAACGGTCAATACCGCACTCCCCCTATCGCTACCTCCGCCACAGCGGGGTATATGTCGGCGGAGGACAAGAAGAGGGTGGATGATATAGTAAACTTCGGCACAGGGAGTAATGCTGTCACAACTCTTGAGAATATACCAACAAACAAGAGGTTGGTTAAGGCTACCCTATCCTCCGCTTCAAACCTATCGATAAATGAGTCTGCAAGGGCACTGAATGTAGGCGAAGAGATATACCTTGATTGTAATCCTACTGCTTCTTTTACGCAGCCTATCCCTACTACTGGCAGTTTTAGATCAATGTCCGGTAGTTCTATTACCACTACTTCCGGCGTGCCTTTCGAGATGTCCATTTTGAAGATCGCTACGAGTGGTGTCATGTATTCAATAACCGTTAAAGAGAAGGATTGATATGTTGAGAAGAAGGACGATAGGAAGTAAGAAGTTAGTATTCTTTCAGAAGCGGTTTTATCCGGCAGGAAATTACACATGGACGGTTCCACCTGGATGTACGGAGGTCGATGTGTTTCTTGTCGGTGGTGGATGCGGAGGCAATAGAGGATATTCAGATACAGGAGGAGCTGGAGGATATACAAAAACCTTTAAAAAAGATACATCCGGATGGAGAGATGGTGATGCTATTCCTGTTATACCGGGTCAGTCAATTTCAATAAGAGTTGGCAAAGGAAGTAGTAGAAGTTCTAATAGTACTCCACCTAATGATGGCGGATACTCGCAATTTCTAAACTCGAATTATAGAGTTTATGGAGGGAGTATGGATGGATACGAAAATGGTCCATGGCGTTCAGATGGCGGTTCAGGTAGCGGTGGAGGAGGTTCTATAGGAGGTAATGGCGGTTCGGATGGTGGTAATGGATCAAACGGCAGCGCTCATGAAGGAGGTATAGGACAAGGTCATACGACTCGAGATTTTGGGGAATCTTCAGGTAAACGGAATGCTGCTGGTGGTGGAGGTGGTGGTAGTGAAAGATATGGAAAAGCAGGAGTATCTGACTATACAGAAGGTAAAGGAAGTGGAGTAAATGGTGGCGGTGGTTATGGTGGTGGTGGTGGATCAGAAGGTGACGGCGGTGACGGTACTGTCCTGATCCGATACTGGGCTTACGAAGAATAAAACAAATATAAGTGATATGAGTAAATATATATACATACAAAAAGACGCAGCAAACATATATGTCACAATGCCGGAAAAGCTTGATACAGCAAACAACGATATCGGCACGACATGGGAGGATTATGTTGCAGGAAAGTACGTTTTGCTGACAGAAGAACAGATTGCCTTTAAAGAGGCAAACGAAGGTGCATCCGTAGAAGAAGTGTTCAATATGCAATTGACGCCTATTCCCGAACCGACACCGGAAGAAAAACTTCAAACTGCAAAAGACTTGAAGCGTCAGGAAGTCTACAACACCGACTACCGGCACTATTACATAGAGGACAACGATGTATATACATACGACCGTTTGTCTCTAAAAGACCAGTGTGCCCGAAAAGATACGGTTGAAGTAAACGGGAATTCGTATAAATCATCTCTGTTATTGGAAGCTCTCAATGAGATGGCAGACTATAATGATATCTGTATAGGTCTATCAGAAAAGTTACTCTCTGATATTGAAGCTGCCGAGACAGTGGAAGATGTAGAAGCGATTGAGGTGACGGGCTACCCCGATGTAATCCATAGAACAACAGCCGAATTACAGGAAGCCGTAAAATACACGGAAACGCACGATTCAGAGAAGCAACTATCCCGTATCACCCGTAAATCTGTGTCTGCAATGTCACTGACGAATGATGAAGCGATTGGTGCCAAATACGCACATGCGGAATGGAAAGAATTTATTAACGGGAAGTTGGAAACCGGCAACCGGGTAATTAACGATGACTGGTTATGGAAAGTCCGGCAACCGATAAATCCGGTTCTCGAAATATATCCTCCTTCGGTAGATACGGCTGCCCTTTATGAGCGCATGGACGAAAATCACAAAGGCACGGAATACGATCCCAAACTCTATGCGCCAGGCATGACGCTTGAACAGGGAAAGTATTATACGGAAATGGAAGACGGCGTAAGGAAGAAATATTACTGCTTTTATGGTACGATTAATCCGGTATATGCCCATTTGAAAGAATTGATTAACATAAATGTAAGATTGGTATGATAACTATTTTGACGATTATTTCAATGCTTGTTATTGCGGCCTACACGGCTGCCGTGTGTGTAAAGACTAAGGGTGTACCTTATTCCATAAGTGCAACCTATTACTACCTGGAGCATAAATTGTGGTTTATGGCAACAATGTGGCTGACTGCCGGTTTATTGATGCCTGCAATATTGGAGGTAAGTAAACCAAACACGGAATGGGTTGCATTTCTGTCCTGTGCTGGCATGTTCTTTGTTGGTTCAGCTCCCAATTTCAAAGATGATTATGAGAGCAAGATGCATTCTGCTGGAGCAATCATCTGTATTGCCGGATCGCAACTTTGGGTGGCATTGAACCTCTGGCCAATGTTGTTAGTATGGCTTTCCTATGTAGGGTATACTGCATTAAGCATTGCCAAAGAAAAAGAGGGCACATTTTGGTATAAGTTCTACCAGAGCAAGCCGATGTTCTGGATTGAGATAGCTGCCTTATTATCCACTTATTTTACCGTGTTATTCAATATGTGATATTATGCAAAGATTAATTCCATATATACAAGATTTTACCGGCTGGGTACAGGCTGTTTCTATTGCGGTAATTGCTTCAATGTTAGATTTTTTCGCACCTATCGAGCATTTTCTTATAGTAATACCTGTAATGGCTACCATAGATATGTTCTGGGGGCTGGCAGCCGATGATTTGCGTTTTAGGAAAAGTAAATTTTTTAGGACGATAATCTATCTTCTGATTTACCTTTTGATCCTGCTTATTGCTTTTTGGATTGGTATAATGATGGAGCAGGATAAAGACAGTACAAAAGCCTTTGTCAGTTGGATAACGTGGGTAGTAGTGTATTGTTATGGTCTGAATATACTGAAAAACATGCACACGGTATATCCAGACAATAAAGTTATAGCCTTTTTGTATTGGGTTGGATCGGTTAAGTTTCTAAGTAAAGTAAATTATCTTGAAGAATATATGAAATCAGTAAAGAAAAAGGAGGATAGGAAATGAATATAACAGAGAATTTTACATTGGAAGAATTTATGCATAGCGATACTGCTATTGCAAAAGGGATAAAGAATGATCCGGGATCGCGTGAGAAACTGGCTATCACCAATCTGTGTGCAAAATTGCTACAACCATTACGGGATGCTATCGGCAAGCCTATCTCCATTAATTCAGGCTACAGATGCCCAGAGTTGAATGCGGCAGTGGGGGGTGTCCCTACATCTCAACATCAAAAAGGGGAAGCAGCCGATTTGAGTATTGATGGAAAGGCCGGTGATTTATTGGAAGTATTGGAAGATTCCGGTTTGACGTTCGATCAGGCCATCCTATACCGTAAAAATAACTTCCTTCATGTTTCGCTAAAGCTAGAAGGAGAACAAAGAAAACAGATCATCATCAAGAAATGAAAGCCTGGTATGCCATATCTGTTTTAGCTCTTTGTTTTGCTTGTTTCTTTGCCGGAAGGTATTCGGTAGAAAAGCAAATAGAGGTAGTCAAGGAAACAGACACGATCAACAAACCTGTTCCTGAGCCTTCTTACATGCTTGATGTAGAGGAAATCGAGCTACCTTACCCGATTTTCGTTTATTCGAAGGGTGACACGGTAAAGGAACTTGACACGATTTATATCCCGTTACCAATCCAGAGAAAGGTTTATGAGACAGATTTGTATAGGGCGGTAGTTAGCGGTTATAGACCCAATCTCGATTCGATGATAATTTACCATAAACGAGAGGTTGTACACCAAAAAGATCGTCGCTGGGGATTAGGGGTAATAGGTGGATATGGAATAGGCAGAAGTGGCTTTTCTCCGTATATCGGGGTAGGCTTATACTATAGAATTTGGTAAGTAGACTTTTGTTCATAGTCTCTTCCTATGGGGCTGGGAAGTAAAATAAAAGCCCCCAACGTATCACGTTTAACTGCTACATAAAACTGATACACAAGCATAGACACTCGCACGTTGGGGACTTAATATCTTCAACATGAATGTCTATGCTTTTGTTGCATTATGTGCGATAAGTTTTATGTAGCAAAGGCAAAGATATAACTAAAATTCAAACATTATGTGTAAATCTGAAATCTTTGCCAAAATATTAAGAATTGTCTCTAAAGAGACAGAAGTATCAGAAGACCTGATACTGTCAAAGTGTAAACGAAGTGATATTGTTGATTCACGCGGTATCATGGTTGTTATACTATCTGAATATAAATTCAGTGAATCTCAAATATCGTCGTTTACCGGATTTACGCAGCAATCGATCAACAAGTTGAAAAATATCTACCCTGACAGAATACGCAGAAATTATTTGCTAAAGGTTATAGTTAAGAATATACGTGAGTCGCTTGATATGCCGTTAAGGTGTTTGTAAATTATACTTAAATATTGCTAACCGTATATCGTTATTATAGTTTGAACTTATATATTTGCAATGCGTTTGATTGGAACATTAACACCTCCAATCCGGCGAACTGTCATTCGCCACCTCCGTCCTATCTCCCTTCAGAGAAAAAGACATAAGCCCATAGTCCTGTAGCTTTGGGCTTTTTTAGTTATGCTTGACAGGGTGTAACTAATATAGTTTGCCGATACAGGTCGGTGGACAAATCGGAAAGGAGGTGTTAATGTGAAAGATCAAACGCAAAAAGACGGCAAAATCCGTATTTTCTGTCGATATATTGTGAAAAATGGGAAGAGGATTTATCCTAAAAATTCTCGTTTCTTTTCTTTCTTGATAGATGACAAGAAATTGGCGTAATGCTGTTTTAAGGGGATGTACAGGAATCCCCTATTTTTATCTGATCATAATAGATATAACGAAGGGCCAAATAACTTTTGTGTTAAACAGCCCTCCAAACGTGATACGCCGGGTACGAAGCCCCAACGTGCTAGTATATAATTTTATGCAGCAATCATGATGCTATTATTTTAGTCTCATCTTTAAATCCGACATATTGGTTGTCATATCTAATGCCCGTAAGTCCGAACGGGGTTTTTTGTTCACCCCAGCATCGCATATTCAATTCATTAACTAATTCCACAATATGTAAAAGTGAATCTATTGTAAGTCTGTTTCTCTCAAGATCGAACTCCTCTGTTTTGAGTATATCCTGAATTAATCCCAGCAGACAGGATGGTAAACAGAATATGCCGGCATCATCTAAAATATTTTTGCCGAACTCTGCTAATACTCCTACTTGATCTGCTGTAAGACCTTCGAATTTTGTTGCTAAATCTTTAAATTCCATGATTTTGTAATTATTTTTTTGGTTTATTAATTGGTATAATATTGGCTGTACGTCCTTACGCCGTACCTCTAAATGTCTAAGTTATAATGCTATTATGCTATCTTAATAATTTGAAGAAGTTCTGCAAATTTGTCCTCGTAATATAAAGGTTGTGTCTCTTTCGGATTGTTTGGGTTCACCTGGTTCTCTCCAAATGAAGTTCCTTTATCTGTAATGGATTTAAATTTCTTTGTTCCACCCTTTGAGGATAGCCGGGTTATCTCCTTAAGATATCCTTTCTCTATTAGTTTCGCATTGAACTGCTGTGCACTCATAGATGAACCGTTTTCTTTCAATAAAGCACTGGCCGATTTGAGGATTCCTTTCGATGGAGTGTAGTCGGGAGTAGGGAGGCCTAACGGTTCGGCTACCTGCTTTAATAATCCGAGTTTTGAAGCGTCGTTCAGATTTAGATACCGACTTACGCCCTCTATCCACATAAGTGAAGCCTTTACTTTTGTTGTAAGTCCGGTGGAACGTTTACGGGAAGTTGGCAAAGAATTGTTAGCTGTTTTGTGGAAAACTTGACGGTAGACCTCGAAAACGGGACGGACTTTCTTAACAATGAAGTATTCAAGACAGGAAACAGTAAGCATATAATCAAGCTTGTTATTGCCTCCCCAACTTGCTCCGGTAGATTCCGAAGCAAGTTTTCCTCCTTCCGGTTGATTCCGGACGGTGATAAAATCATCATTTTCTATAAAATCTCTTTTCAGTGCATCTATTGCTGAATCTCTTCTTGTATAGACCAGCGGCCAAACTTCGTCAAGATTTACAGGGAACTGATTGTCTGATTTAGACAATTCAAGAACTGCGTTAAAATAACGCTTGATTTGGCTTTCGCTACTTTCCTTTGATAAGATTAAATTTGACATAACTTTGAAATTTAGACATAAAAAAACTGCGCTACGTGTTGTCTAAGTCTTCAAAGCAAAACTCCGTGGGTATTTCTACTCCACGACACGGCGCAGTTATATTATTATATAACAATATCGTATATGTATGGGCACAAAAAACGCTGACATAAGCCAGCGGTAACGTACCGCTTTGAAAATTTAGACACCGCAAACATACGCCTTTTTTCTGAAACTGCAAAGAAAAAGCGGTGAAATATGCCTATAGATAGAACTTGTGTAATTATTTTGCTTTTGTAGAAAAATAGTTATCATTTTATTTGCTAATAGTAGAAAAATAGTTATCTTTGTGCTGTCGATTCTTCGTTGTAAGAAGGGTACTTTTAAATTAAAAAAGGAGGTACACGTGGTAATGAAAGTGAAGGAAGTAATTTCCTTGCTTGAAGATAATGGATGGGAATTCATCCGAATGCGTGGGGATCACCGGATATTTTATAAGAAAGGAGCCAGAAGGCCTATAGTTATACCGGGTAACCTAAGCAATGATCTGAAAGACGGGACATTAAATTCCATTTTAAGGGAAGCAGGGCTTAAATAGTCCTGCTGTTTCCGTACCTCTTTTAATAAGAAGGCATTATTAAGTTTTATGTGGCACAATATGGAAAATAAATCATTGAAAATTATTATTGAAAGAGCAGAAAATAATTATTCTGCTTTTATTGAAGGCCTTGGAGGCATAGTTGCCACCGGAAAGACCGTGGATGAAATAAAAATGAATATGATAGAAGCCATAGAAGCTTTTATCGTTGAATGCAAAGAACTTGGTTGCGATATACCGGAAGAACTCAAAGGGGATTATGAGTTAATTTTCAAAATGGATGTAAAATCCCTCTTGGATTTTTATTCTGGCATATTTACAAAAGCCGGATTAGAGCGTATTACTGGTATCAATCAAAAGCAATTGTGGCATTATGCGTCAGGTAATAGAAACCCTAAGCCAGAGCAAAATTTGAAATTAGAAAAGGCATTACACAAGTTAGGTGAAGAGCTCCTTTCAATATCATTATAGCTTCCCTTAGAATTTGTACGCTGTCAAGAAATTGGCAGCGTATTTTTTTTGAATAGGATATGATTCCCGGCGCATCAAGCTTTTCCCGCCGAAATTATCAAATGATCCGTAAATTTTTTAATCGGTAAAGGGAACAAGTAAAAAATCAGACAGTTTAACAACAACTTTACAACAATCCTACAACATTCTACCATTCAATACAATTACTGTTTTGCGACATTTGCGATGCGGTTGATATTGACCGTAACTAAGATTTAAAATACAATGGAAAAAACTTATGTATTTAATCAAGACGGGGCAGGTGGAGCGAGTAACGGCTTGCTTGCATCAATCCTTCCGTCTTTGCAGAACAGGGGTATTGACACAGGTTACCTCATGGGATTAATGAACGGTGGAGGCGGTAACGGTGGTTTCTTCGGGAACAACGGCGGTTTTCAGGACATTATTGCGTTGATTGTGATTGCTGCCATCTTTGGCAACGGCAACTTCGGTTTTGGAGGAAACAACAATCAGGGTGCCAATGAAGGAAGAGACATGATTATGCAAATGCTTAATCGCAACGGTGTGGACATTGCATCACTTGCCCAGGCGTTGAATTTATCTTCAGACCAAATCCTTGCTGGTATTAACTCTGTATCTCAGGCTATATGCGGTCTAGGCAATCAGATGGGACAGAATACCAACAGTATCATTACTGCAATTATGCAGGGCAATCAATCTATCTCTGCTCAATTAGCCGATTGTTGCTGCAAAACGCAGACTGCGATTGAACGGCAGGGGTATGAAAGTCGCTTAGCGAGTTGCGAAAACATGAATACGCTTACACGTACAATGGAAGGGAATACTCGTTCTTTGTCGGACGCTTACCGTGAAGGATTCCAGGCTATTGTAGCCAAGATGGATGCCGCAGAGGCACGCCGTCAGCAGGAAGCCCTTGCTGCAAGGGATGCAAGAATTGCAGTTTTGGAGGGGGAAATCTCTCAGCGTAATCAGAATGCGACAATCTTGAGCAACTTCGGTCAGCAGATCGCGCCGTTGGTAGCCGGCTTGCAGGCATTGCAAAGTGATGTAGACGGTATCAAGTGCAAGATGCCTCCAACGGTATCCGTTCCTTATCCACAGTTGCAGGTGTATAACCCGGAAACCTATCGTGCAGCCGCTTTCGGTGCCTATGCAGGTGATGCGGCTTATGCTCGCGGCGGTTACGGATGTGGTTGCAATAACTACTGGGGTTGATCCGGGTAAGAAAGGAGGTAATTATGTGGCCTAACTTTTTTACAGGATTTCCTTTTCCGTTCCCTTCACTTGGCAGGGCAAACTTTAACACCTTGCCAACGGTGGCTGTGACGGTAGGGACGGAGAACGTGACATTAGAGCTTCCGAACCATGCGTTTCGTAACCGGGATTATGTAGGCGGTTTCTATGTCAATATCCGTCAAGCTATCCCGGCTGGAACAACAGCAACACTGCCCATTCTGATAGGGACGAACGGGGACACGAGACCGTTGATGGCTTACGGCGATGTGCCTGTGCGAGTAGAGAACCTTGCCGGTCCGGGTATCTATGAGATCCATTACAACAAATACACGAACGAATTGTATCTTGTTAATGGTGGATATAGACCGACAACTACTCCGGCTCCTACAGCAGAAACGGCTTCTTTGCGAAGCAAGTAGTAATTAACATGGAGCTCTGTGGTTGTTGTAAAAATTGCAATAACCACACTCCTTTAAAATCAAACAATCATGTTTCAGAATCTTCGAGTAAATAATCAGTTGTATATTCTTCATAAGGAAGCCAAACATTTCATAGAGATTGGTTCTGTGGTAAGCGTTTCTGCACCCAAGCCTAAATATCCTATGCCCGCTCCTATGGGGCAGATACCTCAGATGGAGATGGTCGTAGATGTCGTGGCTAATATTAATGGTCAGAACACGACGTTTCAGAATCTTCCTTCCGGTAGTGATATAGCCGACTTTGGGCAAAACGGGAATCTTGTTGTCTCATGTTCCCGCGATGCGATGAACAATGAAATATCCATGATAAAACAAAAAAGATTGGATAGGGTTAACAGTCGGGACTATGACCTCAGCGTGATAGCATCCTGCGATGAGATGTTGACAATGATCAATCCTGAGTTTGCAGAAAAGCAACGTCAAGAACAGGAAATCAACACCCTTAAGGCCCAGATGTCTGATATGAGCAAGAACATGTCTGAACTTATGGAGCTAAACAAGCAATTGATGCAACAGCTTGGAGTTAAGGAAACAACTAAAAAGTAATAATTATGGGATCAAATAGAAAACTAGAAGAGCTTTTCAGAGAGTTCGATGCTTATGAAGACGAAGACTTGATGGAAGCGATAGAAGAAGCCTATAAACTTGGTTGCAAGGAAGGCAAGAGAAAAGCAATGGAAGGCGGTATGGGATTCCGAGACGATGACGATGACGACGACGATGAATTCCGCGATATGTGGAGACGCGGTGGAGAAGGTTTCGGTGAAAGGCGCGGCGTGAGAGGAACCGGACGGTATGCCGGGGAATACCGCAGACGCAGACGTTAAATCAGAAGGGGACATTGTGCCCCTTCTTAAAAAGTAAAGATATGAGATTAGATATGTACGATGATTTTCCTTCGGGGATGAAAGCTTATTTAAGCGCATATGGCTGGCATTTTTCTAAGGCTATGTGTGATTGGGCTATTTCCATGATGGAAAAAGAAGATGGAACTGGCAAGAAAATAAAGGTACAGCCCTGGACAAAAGAGCAGATCGACGAAATGCTTAAAAAATATAACGTCGATGTAAAGAAGAAAGGCGGCTATGACTATGTGTATGTTGCCAATATGTGCAAGGCTGATTTTCTTGGTTCCTCCGTTCCACACGATCAATATGCTGCTTTATACGTGAAGAACGTTTGCGACGATCCGGATGCTTACGATGGTATTGTATTTACTCGTTTCTATGCTGATTGCATCGGTTCTGGAACGCCTATTATTTGGGATGAAATGATGTAAATATGATAAGAAGAGGCCTATACATAAAGAAGTACGATTGGCAGGTGCATATATTTTATCGTGTCACCTGCTATTATACGGAAGAGGTCATAGGTTTGTTGAAATCAATAGATTGTCCGAAAGACAAGGCAAGAGAGGCTTACAATAATTTGGTGTCATGCAAACTTGATACCGGTGTCACGTACTCCAATTACAAGCTACGGAAATCTGTAATGGTCATAAGCAAGACTTCGTCCCCGGAAGAGTTTTTAAACTCCCTAAAGCACGAATGCCGCCATTTGGAGGATCATATAGCTACGGCATTTAAAATGCCTATAGGAGGTGAAGAAGTGGCGTATTTGGCCGGTTATTTAGGTAGGATGTTGTACGAGGATGTGCAGTTGTTTATATGCGACTGCCGCAAACATAAACGGGAAAAGTTATGCGTAAAGCGAATAAAAAAGAAATAAGAAAATTAAAAAGGGAGTCAGCCAGACGCGAGATTGACCGCCTGGTTGACTCCCTTGACTTTGAGCCGGTCAACTTCAACGAGAAGGTGTGCCGGCTAAGGAGGCTGATGTGCCTGCTATGAGGCTATATCGCCAAGTAGACTATCAAGCAGATGTACTGTAATAGCCAAGTCAAGACTTGTTCAGGCATTAGTTTAGTCTCTTCTGCATAAAGTGTCCGATATTTTTTTTGAGAAGTTACAAGTTATCCTTTCAGAAATTCAGGATTATCAAAAACATTCCCAATAATACACCCTTGGCATATCTCTGAATCTAATAAATCGTACGGATTAACTCCATCTAAGGATATGCACCATCCTGTATGTTCGTATAAGTCAATTACTTTTGGAAACTTTCTTTTCTCTTCATGCTTCCATGTTGAGAATATAACGGAATAAATACGTCCGCTTGGTGCTTTTATCAAGTCTCCTTCGTAAATCTCCTTTTCATTTTTGTCTTTTAAGCCTGTGTACTGACCGATAGAGTCAGACATAACAAAATCCCATTTTGAAAAGAAAGGTGATGCAGAACCGTCATTAAATACTCCTCTTTCTTCTATGATTATTGTACCTTGTTCTAAATTTACAGGAGTACCGTATTTCCACTTTTTGTAAGTAGTGCTTTTCCCTCTGAATTTTATTTCACGCATAATTAAGCTTCTATTAAAATATGTCCTTGCTTTCTTAATTGTTCGATGTATTTCATCATACCTTTTTCCGTAGAAAATGATTCATCGTCCCACCAAATTCCAAATCGTTTAACCTGCACTTGATACCACTGATCACCGAAGAAGTTTTCATATAGTCCGTATCTATATTTAGCCATTATCAGTCCTCCTTATTAGGTATCAAATCTTCGATGTATGCCCAACTCCTCCAATTTTTGGGACATTCTTCTACTAATGCTAGCATACTAACTTCAAAATCCTCCAAGTCATCTTCCACAAGTACTGGGAAATATGCTTCAGGTATATCTGTTATTGCATTGTGCCACACCGAGTTGATGCGCCATTCTGCACCTGCTATGAAGTCTTCACGGCAATTATCCTTGCGTAGAACATAATCGTCTGCATCCATTTCTTTGAGAACGCTTCTCCGAAAATGTGTTTTACCTATGGAATAATCTTTTGCTGCTTTTTCAATATCATCTCTTTCCATTTTTTCTTTTGTTAAATTAATATCTTTCGTGATTTGAGCTATTTCGACTCAGTTCTATTTATTCTTGAATTGTTTCTATTGCTTTAAATATCTCATATATCACCTGTGGGACTATAGCGTTTCCGTATCCTTTGATTGATCCGGTACACCACGCTGTGAGAGAAATGGTAAGGCACACCACATCAAAGGGAAGCCCATCATTTCCTCGACAAACAGGGGATTGAGTCGGGAAGTTGGACCAAGTTCTCTCGCAATATAGGTTTGCAGGTCCGGTGAACCCGTTCCATGTTCGCATGGAGTCTTCCAGCTGTTCGCTGTGGGTGTAGGTAACATTCCGTTCATTGCCAATGCTGCCAATGCTGTTCCCATTTGACTTTTTGGATTGTATTTCTTGCTGTACTTGTCCGCTTCCCGCGCATTTGGAGTCGGAAGCAATTTCAGATCGATAAACTCCGTCTTCCCCTTTTCGTTGCAGACTTTCAGTCCCTGCGTCTGCACAGTAGGCAATAAAGAAGATTCGGTCCCGACGGTGCGGTGCTTCGACGGCACAAGCCGGAATAACAATCGGCTGGATGGAATATCCTTCTTGCTCAAGATCACGGCAGACGGTTTCAACGACGTATTCTTGTTCGAGTAACGTTTCTTTGTCAGACGCTTCAAATAAAGAGGCTTGACTTTCCACTGTAACTTCACTGCCGGGTTGTACCATGCTGATGATTCCACCAACGTTTTCACCAATAACCCAAGTGGGTCGTATCTCTCGTATTGCGCGAAGCATTTCCGGCCAGAGGTAGCGGTCGTCCTCCTGTCCTTTTCGCTGTCCAGCGACACTGAAGGGCTGACAAGGGAATCCTCCGGTGAGAACATCGATCTTTCCCCGCCAAAATTTGAAGTCTGTTTCTTTAATGTTTCCATATCCTTTTGATTTCGGGAACCAGTAACTTAGTACAGTCCGAGGAAAGTTATCTATCTCACACCAGAAGGCATTATCCCAACCCATCCACTCAGCGGCAAGATCGGCAGCTCCGAAACCTGAGAATAGAGAGGCGTGTACTTTTCCCATTTGATTCAGTTATTTTTATGTATTATTTATAATCCTGATATGTACAGCTTTTAAATGCTGCTTTCATATTGACCCAACGGGCAAAACGTCTTTGTTCGATCGTCGGTGGTGTATTCGTGTCTAAATCCCGGTATGCCATAGCAAAAGGAACACAACCTAAGTGATCAAGATATAGAGCTCTCCTTTCGGCATCCTCAATCTGTCCGTCCTTTACCAGCATATAAAAAAATATCTTCCGGCCGGGTATTCCAGCTTCTTTCAAATAGGCAATTGCTGTTTCAACTTCTTCTGTAATGGCAGAATGATCGTAAGCCATTCGTATAAACTTAATCCATTTAACACGCTTGAGTAAATTAGCGATTGATTTATCACGAGCTATGAGTCGGCAATCTATCCCTTGATTAAAGTCTACTTTTACTTTGAGCGATATGATCTTCTCTATCTGTTGTAGTCCCCAGTCGGATGCGATCACGTTGTTATCCATCAATATCGCCGATTTACGTCCGTCCAAAAATTCTGTGATGTCAGAATGTTTCCGGATCCCACCTTCTTTACGAGGAACGATACAGAAAGAGCATTTGTTTACACATCCGCGAGTAAGAAAACCATACGCTTCCGGGAACATTGGATATAGCGAGTAATCCGGGCATATATGTTCAATGTCTTCCGGTAACCATTGATCGAACAACTTGTATCCAGATCCACCTCTTACTACTTCATCGGCTTGTATTACCCTTTCTTCATCCAACGTAAAACCAAAAACTTTGCTAAGATAAACCCGATCGTAATAATCGATACTGGTATACCATTCTACCTGATCTCCTTTCGCCTTATGATAGGCAGACAACTTCATCAGTGCCAGGTTAGGGTAATGATGTCCGTCAACATCAATCATTCCAATCTTCATGATCTCACATTTTTTTAGTTGTTAATTCCAATATTTTTTTTGCATAATCTTCATCAATAAAAGTCGTCCATCCGGCGTTATACAGTGTTACTGCTGCCTCACGAATGGTTATTTTGCCTTCTTGATATTTATCGCATATGTACTGCGATAGTATTCTCGGTTTGAAATCTGACATATTCGTTATCTTTTAATTATTATCTTCTTTCTTATTATTCCGTATCCAAACTATCTGAATATTCCTTTTAAGCCTCCATTAACAGCGCATATTTTGGCTTCATTTGATGGGTGTACGTATACATTGAGGGTTGTACTTATATCCGAATGTCCTAGAATTGTGGATACAGTTTTAACATCGACTTTATTTTCAATCAAGGTACTTGCAAAAGTATGTCGTAATCCATGAAATTTAATGCAATGATTTAACTTTACTTTTTCAAGAATAAAAATTCGATAATATGTACGTAAAGTTCGAGGTTCGATAAAATCTTCAGAGCAGGTGCAAACATAATAATCTGGCTTACATACGGCATAGAACTTTTTCACAATGGGTAAAATATTTTTAAGAATAGGTATGTGCCTATCTGATGAACTAGTTTTAGGAGCTCCTATCTCAACCACCGTCTTTTTCCTGTCGGTACCGATATTTCCAGGAAGATATATGCGCTCCATTGTTTTATTGACATGAATTGTATTGCCAACAATATCTATATCCCGCCACTGTAACGCACAAATTTCGCCAATCCTCATGCCTGTGCATATTGTTAATAAAATGCCTAAATTGCGAGGTGATGGATTATCCATAACATACTCAACAATTTTACGATATTCTTCTTGCGTGTAACGTTCTAATTTTGAAACGCCAACCTTATTATTGGTTGGCCAAATAACCTTCCAAGCTGTATCGGGAACATTGATGTCCAATTCGTCACCAGCGTAGCGAATAAGCATCTTTATGACTATAAGGATATCTGAGCAGTATTTCTTTGACTTAGTGCCTGAATCAAGAAGTTCATAAAGAAATGTTGTAACAACCTTCTTATTCATGGTCTCCACATCTGTAGATCCAAATCTAGGAGCCAGTATCTTTATATATATGAGCTGATAACAGCTTAGTGTTGATTCCTTAACTTGTCTTCTCTTGACAGACAACCATTTATTATATACATCATTTAATTTCATAATTCTTGTACTATTTTAGCATTAGTATCTGCTTTTATTATTTCCGAAAAGGAAAGTGTATCATCTTTGCGATTAAGAAGGATATACTTCTGCTTAACTTCTTTTGTTAATACATCCCCGTGATAAACATACCCCATAATTCCTCTAATCGATAAGTTTAAAAGAAGTATAGGAATTGATCTATCAGATAATTCCCAACATGATACAATATTCTGAGATGGGAAATGTTCCCAGGGTAATAATTTCGTACAACGTTGCCACCAATCCGCAATGATCATAGATCCATTTCCGGCAGTAGGTTCATGTATACTTCCGGTTTGAGATGTTAGCAATGAACATAATACTCCCAGAGAATTTGGTGTGAAGTCCTGTTTTTTTTGCTTTCTTTCAGATAAATCACTTTCGTAAACTTCTTGAAACCAGTCATAAGACAAATCGTTATCGTTCAGTCTAATCAACTCTCGGTATATTTTATTCCTATCTTCTAAATTCATATCTAAAATTTTAGTAACGGCATTAGGCAAATCCATCAGGTCATTTATTAAAAACACCTTAAATAAGTCGTCCTTATTCATATCGTTTATCGAGCTTGTTAAGAAATGTTTTATTATATTTTATTCTTGCGGAAAGCATTTTCTTAGAGGTTCCTAGTATATATCCTATTATAGATTGCGGAAAGACGCCATTTTCCACATTATCAATTGTTGCCATAATCGCGCTTATTGCTAATTCGTACGCTTCTTCATTCGATACCTCCAAATGAAACTTGCAATAATTTTCTATATCTTTAATTGTAATTCATAATAAATAAAGGACGTTCCTTTTTTTCAGGCAATCAATTAGTTTTTCATACTCATTAACATCAAACGGATATCTACACTTTACACTCCCTCTTTTGTGCTTTTTATAAAAATCATACCTCTCCATCCCATCTCCGTTTTTATTGACAATAATATATTTAGGTATATGCAACGGGTTAATATTGTTTTTGGCCGCATAGATTAGGCGTTCACGTCTAAAACCGTGCCTAAGGCCATCATCCATTAATACAGATATATTAGTACAACGGTTTTCCTTATTTGTTTTTGAGTTGATTATTTTTAAATCAGGAGTGACAATATAAGTTGTTCCTGGTATAGTCATAAATTCGTTCATATTCATATTCTTTTTAATTTTTATCTTCTTTCTTGATCTTAATCTTATCAATCATCCTTTGATATTTAGCGGCCACATAGTCACAGTGTATTGCCAAATTCCTGTCGCGCTCCTTTTCGAGGCGCTTTATTTCTTCTTCTATCCAATCTTTCATATTTCATCTTTTTTTGTCATTTTTCGCATGATTCAAACGCTTTTTCAAATACTTCCGTCCTAAGCATATTGTTTGCTATGGCCTGAAAAGCGTTTGCAATTTCTGGCAACTCATTCAAATTCACATGTATCTCTTTGGGGGTAAGGGCATCTGTAAGCTCCCTTGCAAAGTGCAGCATCTTATCCATGGTGAGATACTGAAGGGGATTGTAAGCCAGTGGGGCATATTTGCTTATGGCGGTAAA